ACTGCACCCATTAATAAATGATGATAAAATGGAAAATGTATTTTTTTATAGGAATCGTTGTGTTTGTATTTTAAATTAACTATGTTATTTAGTTTGTCTATATTAAGTTTTCCATCAAAATGTAATTTAGATAAATAATCAAATTCTAACATGGTGATATATTTTAAGTTAGAAAATAAAAAAAGAGTGTCTTTATTTAAGACACTCTTTTAAAAAACAAAAACTACTATTACAGGTTGTTTCTCATTTTAGATAACCATTCAGCTTCTTCTGTGTTAAGATTAGCATTAATCTCATCTTCCATAGTTACTTCACCTCTTAGTAATTCAAATGCTCTTTCAAAATCACTTGTTCTCAAATCATACTCATTGGTTTCCATTAGATGACTAATACAATCTTCAATAGTATTAAATGAATAAGCATTATCTGATTGCTCATCTTGATTTTCATACCAAGCAGACAATAAAGATTCTAATTCAGATCTACTCTTAGTAGTATAGTTTCTACCATTATTAAAGAATCTGTTTGCAGATTCACTTGATTTTACTAATACACTAATTTCATTTCTTATTTCAAGATAAGAAGAACCAGATTTAGTTTTCTCTGGGGATAACATTAATACAAAATCTGTTTCAGGTAATCTTGCATCATCTAATTCCAAAGTAGTATTTGTTTTATTTTCTACTGCTTTCATAGAATTAACATTTACTCCCTGATTGAATAGATGTTCTTTTAGTTGACCCCAAGTTGTAGCATCTGAAGAAACTAATTTTAAACCTGTGGATGTGGAATACACTTTTACTGTTCTCATTGTTAATAAAATTAAAAAGTTAAAAAATTAATTAAAAGGCTCTTTTTTCCTGCTTTTATAATATCAGCAGGATCTTTTTCTTCTGTAGGCAATGTTAATGATGTTGCCTTAAATGGATATGAATTGTTGATGTACTCTACTAATTTTAAAGATGCTTTTTTACCTGTTTCATCATTGTCAAATAAAACAATTACATTTTTACTCATTTGTAGATAATAATATAGGATTTCCATATTTGGAAACATTCCCTCATTTTGAAAATATATAGAGGTATATCCTAAATTAGTAAGCACTCTCCAATCTTTATAACTCTTTGATATGATTAAATATTCTGTACCAAAGATGGGAAATGATAAAGAACCACCTATTGTATTTTTAGTGGCATTGGTCATCCACTTAAATTCAGTTGCTTTTGGCTTACAAATTTTTACACTTCCATCATGAAATCTTATTGTATAAGTTGTTTCTTGTGGAAAAGGTGTAAAAATACTCCCCTTTACCTTATACCACTTTGTAGCAAAAACATTATCCTCTATTAAATTAGCAGAACTAATTTCATACTGTGACCAATATTTTTTATGATACTCATCAAAAGGTTTTGGACAAAATTCAATATCTGATTTAGATGATGTTACAATGGAAGATGAACTTTTTGAATCAATATTATTTTTTATATTCATTTTATGAAAATCTTTTTCATAAAAATTATCATATATAAATGATATAGCATCTTTAAGTTTTAGATTATATTTTTGTTGTATTAAACCAACAGCATCTAAGTTTACTTTACCATAGGTATTTGCAAAATCAGTAAAATATAATCTGTCATCTCTCCATTGTACCCAACATCCTGGGCTATCATCTTGTCTAAATGGACTAGTGATATATGTATCAGTATTAAAATCTCCCAATACATGATTAAAAACTTTTTCTTGATTTATTTTAGAAAATAGTTCTTCAATAGTTAGATTTTCATCAGATTGATAGCCATACATAATTAGAGATTTAATCCCATGAAGATTGAATTACTTCTTCATTAGAATCTTTATAAAAATTAGATTTTACAAACCATTCTGTTCTTGTTACAGGATGAATTACAAATGTAGAATCATTTTCTGAAAGATACATCAATCCTGTAGAAGAATTAAACTCCAATGTTTTACCATTTATTTCAACACTACTTTTCTTACCATTTACCTGACAAGTATAAGTAGTACCTTGATAAGTGGCTACTCCATCTTTAATAACAATAGGACTAAAATTACCTTCTACAGTTTCAGTAAATACTTTACCTTGTTTTACATTAGAAGGAATCTCAATGTACTTTTTATCAGTACCTGATTTAGGTTGCCATTGATATTGACAGAAAACATCAATAGGTTTGTAAGAAAAATCTTTAGGCAATAAATCAGTTAAAGCATCACAAAAAGATTTAAAGTTATGAACTGTTGATAAAGCTGTTCTTAAATCTTGTTCAGTAACAAAACATTTCATTAACTGAGTAAGCTTTTGATTAAACTCATTAAACGCTGCTTTCATTTCTGGTGAGTTTTTATCAGTAACTTTGTTGCCATCTTTATCAATAGCTTGAGTTACAGGAAATTGTCTCCAACTTCTAATTGCTCCACCAGGAAATTCAAAAGATACATCCAAACATTCTAGTGGAGTATTGTCTTTACCTCCATTTGGATTATATTCTAATTTAATAAGATTAACCTTTTGATTTAAACCAAAAGACATTGAAGAAGATTGTTTGTCATCACTTTGATAGCCGTACATAAATAAAATTTTAAATAATTAAATAATTTGATAATTTGGTTCACTAATTTGTTGTACTGTTTCTACTTCTAAATCATCTACAAGATTTACTAAAACTTGAATAGATTTAGTTTTCTTTCCTTTTAATTTAGGATGTTGAAAAATACTTTTTAACTGTCTTGTTGATAAATTGTACTTTTCTTGAATGTCATCTCTTGTCATTCCATTGTCCAAAGCAGTTAATACTTCTGAGATTTTTAAATTAATTTGATCCATTGTTTTTGTTTTTAATAAGTGAAAAAATAAATAATTACTCTCCTGAATAATATTTGTCAACCATTTCAATGACTAATCCTAAATCATTTATCATTAATCCTGGTAACATTCCAGGTGCAGATTTAGCAGGATATCTGCCATCAAAATTAGTTACAAATTGTTTAGATACTTTTTTAGTTTTAGTATCAAATTCTTGATGACCATATAATACTATATCAAATTTACCTTCAATAGTAATATATTGGTCAATCATTTTACCTACTGTTTTAGCTTTATAAGTTGTACCATAAGTATTTTGTACTTCTTCTGGGTGAGTCAATATAATTATATTGCCTTTAAACTTAGTTAAAGCTTTAAATATTTGACCTATCTGATAACCAATGTCAGCAAATTTGTCAAAACCACTTGTTTTAGCTTTATCCATGTAATAATCTGCCATAATGTATTGAAAATCATCAATTACTAAATTAGTAATCTGAGGTTTCTTTTCATTAAGTATAGAGATTAAACCTGCAATAGCTAAGCCATCATTAGTATCTACATAATTACCTGTAGATAAATCTTTACCTTCTATTGGTTTATAAAGTTTTTTCCATCCTCTTGCAGGAATATCTTTTCCTGATACATTTACAATAAATGTATTTGTTGGATTTAAACCTTTAATTCCAAGTTCTTCACTTGGACAGATAGAGGTACTTTTGCCGAAACCTGATTCAGCAATAACAAGAATTTTTGCCATTGTTTTTAATTTAATGTATTTAAATAGTTTTAAAATGTTTTACATTACCTAACATTTGTACTGCTAAATGTTGAGGACATTCAGTATCACGAGATTCTACTAAATGTATTGACCTATAATTTGGATATTCTGATAAAGTATAACCAAAATGTCTACTTAATCCATATTTTTCATCAGTAGGATTAAAAAGAGTTAGAAGATAATCACATTCTTCTGATAAGTTACCTGAATCTTTTACATCTTCACCTGTTGGGTAAATGTATTCTCCATTGAATTTTAATCTCTCTATATTAGATATAGATCTATTAAGATGCACAATGTGGACAAATGTAAAATGACAGAAATTACGAAGTTCTACTGTGTATTCTATCCATTTATCCATATTTTCTTTAATGGAATATCCTCTTTCTCTTTTTAATTTCCTAATGTGGTCAGTAACAATAATTGTTCTTTTCTTGTAATCATGAGAATTGTAACCTAATAATTTTTTCTTTTTAACTTTTTTACCATCCTCTACAGTTTCATATTCCTGATAAGTAAATTCACCATTTGATTTAGCATATTCCAATATAGTATTTCTCATACCTGTTGGATTATCTCTGTCTTCCATAAATTGAATAACACCTTCCTTAATTTGTTGACCTCTTATATCATATTCTCCAAACAAGGGTATTATTCTATTTTGATAAATCTGTTTCAAAATTTCTTCATGTTCTTTAGACATGGGTATTAACTCACCTTGATAATCCTGAAGTTTACCTAAAAGATATCTTGAAGACAAAGGATAACTAATACCATTATGAACTATTGTATCTATGTTATAATCATGGTTAAAGAAATAAGAAGCAAAATCAAATTCTTTTTTTACTCTGTCAATTTCGTATGAAAAATAAATTACACTAATAGGAATATTATTACTCTGACAATACAATATAGGATTAATAACAAAGGCAAAGTCTACAAGAGTAGATTTACCTACTTTAGGAGCAGCAGCAATACCATAGATAGCTTTTTTTTGTACACCATCTATTGCTCTGTCTAAAGGTGGGAGTCCTGTAGATAAACCTTTATTATCTCCTAATTTACCTTGATTTAATGCTTCTATAAAATTCATTATTTCATTAATTTACTATTGGGATCTTCAAGTTGTTTAGATTTAATTTCTAACAATCTCTCAACCCATTGAGATAATAAAGATGTTTTCCATGTACCTTGACCATCATAAATAAATCTTTCAGCAGTTTTAACATATTGTGGTTCAACTCCTCTCAGATACATTTTAGTAGCTTCTAATACATCTTGTTTTCTAACATGTGGGTTTTCTTGAAAAAACACTTTCATTCTTGCAATGCATGTTTTTTTAGAACCAGATCTTTCTTTGTTTTTACTTGCAAATAATTCTCTGTATTCATTTACCCAATCCCATACTGAATCTATATTTTGGTTATCGTATAAGGCAACATGCCATTCTAAAGTATTTGTTTTATAATCTCTTTCTACAATGCCAATGCTATTTACTTGTCTAATTGTTTCTTCAGAAAAATAAACAGTATCTAAATTGTGAAAACATGCTAACAAATACAATTGACCTTCATAGATATCAATATTAAATTCTACTAACAACTTTTCAATTTCAGGATTTAATTTCATAGTATCAATATTTTAATTTTATCAGGATCTAATCCAATTAATGCTTTTTTAGTCCATTCTTCATCAACAGTATTTGCATAATAAGTAATGTATATTTTAGCAATTTCATCATCTTCCATGTTACACATTCTCATAACTTTTTGAATAGCAGATTCTTCAGATGATTTCATTTGATGAAATATACCTATTTTTAAGTTAGGAAAAGTGATACCCATATTAGTCATCTCACACACTGCAAGTTTACTAATTTCATTAGACATAAACTTATCTAATGTATCAATAGGAGATTTGGAATGATAACTATCTGCTAACTCATTTGCAACTTCTGTTCTTGCTGTAAAAATTAAACATCTTTCATTTTCTTGTATAATCTTTTTAACTGCTTCAATTTTAGTTCTGCTTTCATAAATTAAAGATGCTCTTTTAGATGCATAAGTCATTTTTACTGTTTCAAACTTTTTATTACCCCAAGACATCTTTTTGAATCTTTCAAATTCTGATGTAAGATATTGATAATTATGGTATTCTGAAGTAAAAAACTCTTTGTCTTTAGAACCTGCTTTGATGTATTTGTTAGTAGAATTTAATGTAACAGGTACTAAATATACTTCATAATTAGCAATTATCCCAGCATTTATTGCTTCTTCTATTGAATATTTAAAAATAATATTTAAATCTAATTCTTGTCTTAATTGTTTTTCAGTTTCTTTAGAGATAGAGCCTGAAACACCTAAAATTGGACAAGTTGTTTCTTTTAAC